GGCAACGTCATCCAAGAATGGCGCCGGCTCTTTCCAGAAGCGCAGGGCATGCAAGACTTTGTTGATGGTCTTTGCGACCAAGTCAAAGAAAAGGGCAAAGCGCCAGTGCGTAAATCTCGCAAAACAGATACAGATGACTTCCTGTTTGAAATGGATATTTTTGATGCGCATGTGGGCATGTATGCTGATGAAAGAGAAACAAAAGATGCCGACTATGACTGCAACATTGCGGCGGCCAGAATGGTTGAAGCTGCTGAAGGATTAGCGACCAGAGCCAGGCGACCTGCCAAATGCGTTCTAGTCTTTGGTGGCGACATGATGCACAGCGACAACCGGAGCAATAAGACAGAAGCCAGTGGCCATGTCTTAGATGTTGATACTCGATATCATCGCGTCGTTGAATACTTAATTAAGGCTTGCACAAATGTAGTTGATATTGCCGCAACAGTAGCCGCAGAAGTTGAGATTGTGGTGCTAGAGGGCAATCACTCGTGGCACTCCGAGGTGTGGCTTGCAAGGGTTCTGGATGCCTATTACAGCCAATGCCCAAACATCAAGGTAAAGTCTGATCCATCACCTAGAAAGCACATGGTGTTCGGCGACAATTTATTATTGTGGACGCACGGCGACAGGATCGCAGCACAGAAATGGCCAATGATTATTGCGGCAGAGTTTGCCAAAGAGTGGGGTGCAACCAAATACAGGCATTTAAAGATGGGTCACATCCATCACAAAAAAACCATTGCGCCAGTTGTCATTGATGAGCAGTCAGGCTTGGTGGTTGAATACTTGGAAGCACTTTGCGCCACAGATGCGTGGCATTCCGGAGCTGGCTTTGTCGGCAGCCAGAAGGGCGCAAGCGCATTTGAATACCACAAGACTGAAGGATTAGTTACTAGGTTCTATAAGTCAGTATGAAAATACTTGCTCTAACCGGGCCCAAAATGGTCGGAAAATCTACTGTTGCAAATGCAATCGCAGATGCCGCAGATGTGCCAACTCATATAATGTCATTTGCTGATCCGATGCGCTCAATGCTTCTGGCTCTTGGTGTTGATATGATTAACCTGCACGATCAATCTATAAAAGAAAAAGAGATTGCTGGGATTGGTAAGAGCGCCCGGCAATTGATGCAGACCCTTGGGACGGACTGGGGCCGCAACATGGTCGCACAGGATATTTGGCTCTGGTCCATGCAGAAAAGAATTGAAAAATCAAAAGCAGACGGAGCGCGTCTTATCGTGATTGACGATTGCCGATTCGACAACGAGGCGCTTTGGGTAAATCAGCAGAAAGGTAAAGTAGTGCGACTTGCAAGGGATGGATTTGAATACGGCAGCGACAATCACGAAAGCGAACAGCCAATAAGGTTTAAGCACATGGACGCAATGATTGACGCAAGCGACGAAGAAGCAGCAGCAAGAATCATTCTAAAAATCATCTAATGCCTACGACTGAAGAGAACGCATTTGAGCAAGTAAAAGCTATTTTAGGCGAACACTTCCAGCACTATGCAATCGTCATGCAAGACGAAGAAGGAAACGTCTGGCGCGATGGAGACAATGATTTAGTCGAGAAAGCATTATACACTGAGGCGCTTAATATAATAAAAGAATTTGAAGATGAAGAGAGCATGGACTACGAAATCGAATGGGAAGACGACGACGACAATGATGAATTTATAATTTAAATTTATTCTATATGTATTGACGCACATCAATTCATTCATTTATTCCTGCCAGTGACTACTAAAGTCACTTAATAATAAACAAAAGGTAAATATGAATGATATAAAGGAAATTAAAGCTGAAGCCGAATCTAGGGTTGAAGCAATATTGGAAGAACTAGAAGAGAAAGGAATACGCGTATTCCGGTTGCAAGTTTTTCCAAGGCATAAACAAGCGCCACAGGTCAGTATTGTGGTCGATGAGAAAGGCACTAGATGAATCAACTTAGTGCATATGATAAAATCAATGATGCAAAAGGCATTGATTTATTCGGCAACGCTATTTGTCGATCTGGGATGTTTGGATGCGAATCAAAAGAAGCGGGAATGATCTTTGCCTTACAATGTATGGCTGAGAATAAGCCGCCACTAGAGATGGCTAAGAACTACCATTTGGTAAAAGGCAAGTTGACCAAGCGCGCAGATGCGATGCTGGCTGACTTCCGCAGGGCAGGTGGTAAAGTCACCTGGGATGACTTAAAGAATGAGGCTGTGCAATCTGCAGTCTTTGACTTTGAAGGCAACAAGATCAAAGGCAGCTTCTCAATGGATGACGCACAGCGGGCCGGATTGGTCCGCAAGGGTTCTGCATGGGATAAGACGCCGGCTGCAATGCTTCGAGCAAGATGTATCTCGGAAACACTCCGAGCCATTGCGCCAGAGATTGTGCAAGGCGTTTATGTGCCAGAGGAAATTGATATTGCAGAAGCATCACCAATTGCTGAAGCAAAGAAGCCAAAGCCAAAGAAGCCTAAGAAGTTGGAAGAGCCAGCAACTGATGTTGATGCAATTGAAGTCGAAGATATGGCACAGCGGCCGCATCTTGAAAGCTTGATTGCTGAGAATGACTTGGAATACAGAACCAATCTGTATTGGACCAACAAGGGAAACATTGACCTTGACCTTGATCAAACATGGCGAGACTTGCCGCAGAACATCCAAGCCAAAATGGAAATTGGATTTGATGCATTTAGAAAGGCGGTATCAAAATGAGCGATCTGATCACACATCCAAAGATCAATGGCGTGACTATTGAGATCATTGCTGAAGCCGAGCAGATGAAGATTGAAGCATTGATGTCATCTAAAGGCATTCAAACTGTTGACGATGGCTTTGAAGCCACAATTGCAGCAGAAGCACAGTCTGCATTGCGTCATCTAATCAAAGGCATTGAGGAATCAAGAAAGGATGCCAAAGCACCAGTGCTTGAAATTGGCAGACAGATTGACGGCGTTGCCAAAGATTACATTGAAGATGTTAAAGCAGAGGAAAGCCGGATTGCTCAATTGCTTGGAGCGTTTCAGATCGTGGAACGTGATAAGAAGATTGCAGCAGAACGCCAAGCTAGAATCCAAGAGCAACAGGTGATGGCAGAAGCGGCACAGCTATTGTATGCCGACAGTGACAACACTGACTTGCTGGATGATGCACAAGCGCATATTGCAACACTGCGCAAAGAAGCAGCATCGAAGCATGATGCAGTTGCTGGTGTGAAGGTTCGCAAAACAATCAAGTTCGAGGTCGAAAGTGAAGCCAAACTAATGGCAGCACGGCCCGATCTTTTCAGTCCAAATGAATCAAAGATTCGGGCAGCTCTAAAATTAACAATAACAATACCCGGCATTAAAGCCTGGGAAGAAATCAAAGCATACTAAAAATCATGGCAAAATATATCGCAACAGAAGAGGACGCAAACTCAACAGGCAGCAGCTACATTACTGAAGCTGGCAAGTATGAGTTTAAAACAACAAATGTATCTCACAAGGTAAACCAGCGCGATGGCACTGATCTATTTGAATGCACATTTGCAACAAAGGATGGCGCAACAATGCGCAAAACATTCTTTTGGGGAGACTTGGCATTGCCAACCTCTCAATACAAGGCACGCACATTGATCTTTATGTATCTCAAAGCATGCGGCGTCAAAATCTTTAGGGACCAATTAGACTCTGAAGATCCGCAAGCATTCTTTGAAATTGTAAAAGATAAAAAATTCACTGCCATAGTTGAGATGTCACCTGATCGATCCGATTCAAATAAGCATTGGCCAGAGATCGGATTTAGTGGCTTTGTATATGATCAGAATCATATCTTATTCAAAGAAGGCATGAGCCAGCCAGAGGTAATCGAAACAGAGGAAGACCCTTGGTAAGATGGAAGTCAGAGAATACCAACAACGGGCAATTTACTTTTTAAGTAAGAGCAAGCGAGGTATTCTGAAAGCACCAGCCGGAGCAGGTAAAACGCATATTGCGGCATCTGCTCTGGCTGTTTGTTTATCTAGGCGCAGAGGTGTGGCTGATGTGGAGATCATGGTCAACACCAGAGAACAGGTTGAGCAAATGCAATCAGCTTGTGATCGATTCCCAGTCATAAAAGAGAAAGCGCATCTGCAAATTTATTGCGCAGCAGGTGCGCCAATGGGAAGCAAGCCAGACCTGTTGATCGTGGATGAATGCCACAGATCTGGTGCTGATGGATGGAGCGCCAAGATCAGACAAGCAGAGTCTGCCAGGTGGGGACTATCAGCAACGCCATTCTGCGGCGACTCGGACCGCGACTATTTAGTTAGTCATCTATTTGGCAACAATCTGCATTCCATTAAACGCGATGCATTAGTTGATCATGGGCATCTGGCCAAGGCAAAGGTTGTCTGGCATGACGTGCAAAGTGCAACAGCATCACAAGCCATTGAGGAATTGTCAGATCAATTGATTGCAAGCAGGCGCCGAAAGATGGCGTGGATGTTTAGAACTGAAGATGGTGAGCGCAAGCAGACTAGCCAGTGCAAATGGCAGGCAGCACAAAAGCTTGGCATCTGGGAGAACCCAGACCGAGATGCACACATTGAATTGATTGCCAGACAAAGCATGGATGCCGGCGATCATAGCATTGTGCTGATTGGCTCAATTGAACATGGCAAACGCTTAGCCGATTCAATTGATGGCGCTGAGTTGATATACTCAAAGATGGGTGCAAAGAAACGAGCTGATGTAATTGCTAGGTTTCGGGATGGCAGCTTGAAGTGCATGATTGGCACATCAGCAATTGAGGAAGGATTTGATGCGCCTATTGCCAATGTGATCATCATGGCTGGCTGTGGGCGCTCAGAACGCAAGGCAATCCAGTCAACAGGCAGAGTGCTGCGGCCGCATGACGGCAAAGCTTGTGGCATCATTCATGACTTCCGGGATGGATTCCATCCAATGTTGCAGAGGCAAAGTCAAGCAAGGGCGCGCATTTACAGGCAATTGAATTATTATTGAATGATGTATTGACATGGGTGTTTGGGTTGCCAAAGTCATGGGCATTGGCATAAGCCATACATAACCAATAATCATAATATGAAAACACACATCATGAATACTAAAAAAATCACCATCACCGACTACAAGAACTATAAGGCCATTTACGAGGTGGATGCCGACATCGTTGCCGTTAAAGGCGACCTCCTAGTCGGAACCCACAGCATGAGTAATGTTGTCATGCCTATCAGCGAATGGCTTGAGATGGAGCTTGCCGACTACTCCGTGGAAAGCCACGTGCATTTCACCCTCAGTGAGGTCGTTTATGCCAAGGAAGGTCGCACCTCCGAGTTTGACCAGCACGGTCGGCTCAAGGGCAGCACCTCGTTCGCCACAAAGCTTTCACTCTGGCACAACGACTTCCCAAATGGTGGTCGCCACATCCCAACTGGCTTCCGTGGCTTCAGTGGCTTCCGCTGTGCTTCTCTCACCATCGATGGTGTCTCTTACAACCCAACTGGCTATTTAGCTGACCAATTCTTAGTTGACGGTGATTGGGTCACCAACTTCCGTCGCCTGTAACACTCTCACTGGGCGCAGCATCTTACACTGCATCACATCAAAAATCATAATATGAAAACAATATCAATCACACTACTCGCGCTTCTTAACGCATTGCCTCTGGTCGCTTACACGGCCGAAGATATCATTGCATCTACACTCATACTTGAAGCGGGCGGCGAATACGCTGAAGGCTCAATGGAAGCAGTTTATGAGGTCATATGCAATCGAGCATGGAAGCGCGATATGACACGGCGCGAAGTCTGCTTGCAACGCATGCAGTTTAGCTGCTGGAACTCTGGCAAGATCGACGCATTAGTTGCTAAGGCCAAGGCTCACAAGCGCTACTCAAAGGCACTCAGCATCGTATATAGCGCAAAGATTACCAACTACACTTTAGGCGCTGATCATTATCATGCAGACTACTGCTCGCCTTACTGGGCGTCATCGATGACAGTAACTGTCAAGATCGGTCGCCACATCTTTTACAGGTAAACTCTTACTTTAATTAATAGAATATATAAACATGATTGAAACAAACAGTTTCCAAAATGGAAACACCTCAATAACAACACATATAAAATGAATACTAAAGAATATAACAAATTTATCGAAACAAAGCGCAAACACTCTGCCAGTTACGGATTTGATCCGCTTCCATTAATTGCGCCGCTATTTGAATGGCAAGCTCATGTATTAAAATGGGCAGTAATGAAAGGGCGTGCAGCTTTGTTTGAGGATTGCGGACTTGGCAAAACTGCTCAGCAATTAGAATGGGCATCGCAAATTTTACGCAAGACGGGCGGCAGCGTGTTGATTCTCGCACCGTTGGCAGTTGGCGAGCAAACACGATTAGAAGGAGTCAAGTTTGGCATCCAAGCGAGCGTAGTTTCTGATCACTCGGAGATTGGCGGTCCTGGCATCTATATTACCAACTATGAAAAGCTAGAACACTTTGAATGTGGAGACTTTGCTGGAGTAGTTCTTGATGAAAGCTCCATATTAAAAAGCTTTACTGGCAAGACTCGTAAGCGATTAACAGAAGCATTTAAAGATACGCCTTATCGATTATGCTGCACTGCTACGCCATCGCCCAATGATTACACAGAGCTAGGACAGCACGCAGACTTTCTAGGAATTTGCACGCCAGATCAGATGCTTTGCACGTATTTCATCAATGATACATTTAATACTGGCGACTGGAGGTTAAAGAAGCATGCCGAGAATGAGTTCTGGAAGTGGCTGGCATCTTGGGCCGCATGTATTTCAAAGCCTTCTGATTTAGGATTTGATGATACCGGATATGATTTGCCAGAATTGCACATGAAAGATATCACAGTTGCAGTTGATCAGAGCGAGGAAACAGGCGATGACTTGTTTAGAATCGCGACACTAAGCGCGACGACTATGCATAAAGAAATGCGTTTGACGTGTCCGGCGCGATGCGATGCCGTCGCGAAAATGGTAAACAACTCAAGCGAAACTTGGATTGTATGGTGCAATACCAATCTCGAAGCCGACGAGCTAAAAAAGCGCATTCCTGGTGCCATTGAGGTTCGCGGCAGCGATAAGCCAGAAGTGAAACGAAAACGACTTGCTGATTTTTCACATGGTGATGTGCGCGTGATTATAACTAAACCAAGCATCGCCGGGTTTGGACTCAACTGGCAACACTGCTGGAATGTCGCATTTGTGGGCCTTAGCTATTCGTTTGAAGACTTCTATCAAGCGTTGCGCCGATCATATCGATTTGGCCAAACGCGAGAAGTCAATGCATTCGTGGTCCAAGCAGAAACAGAAGGAGCAATCATCAAATCAATCCAACGTAAAATTAAACAACATCAAACAATGCAAGAATCTATGAAAAAAGCAGCCGCAGAACTAAAGACAAGCGAAACAGAAACAATCGATGCCAAGATGGACATAACTACCACAGAGGGCGACGGATGGACTATTCATCACGGAGACTGTGTGCGAGTTGCTCGTGATAAAATTGCAGATCATTCAGTTGGCTTTTCTATATTCTCTCCACCATTTGCAGACTTGTTTACATACTCAGCAGATCCGCAAGATATGGGAAACTGTGAAGATATGGATGAGTTTATGAAGCACTTTGATTACTTGATTGAAGAAATGAAACGAATCATGATTCCTGGTCGAGAAGTTGCGGTCCACTGTGTTGATCTGCTTTCTACTAAGTGGAAGCACGGCAGCATTCAATTGCAGGACTTT